TCCCCCCCCCCCCCCCACCCCCCCCCCCCCCCCCCCCCCCCCCCCCCCACCCCCCCCCCGCGCGCCCCCCCATGACAGCATAGGGGTACCCCTGTATAGTTCACTCATCGGCTGAACGGTTGTGCCGAGACAAAACAACCAAGACAAACCTTTTAGGAAAACATCATGAGCGACGCTCAAACTGTGCAAAACTTTTCCACCGTGCCGATGACTTACAAGTTTCGTGCCGATAAGGAAACCAAGATTCGCCGGCCGGAAATTGTTGTGCAGGCTCCGGTGCCGAATCAAGCTGCCCTGGTTCAATTTCTGACCAAGCCTGAACAGTTTGGCAAGGAATTGGAACTTGTCTTTGAAGCTTTGGCAGATGTTGTTCGTAACACTGGCTTGTCCATTGTTGCTGACACTGAAATCACTTCGGGTAACTTTCCGACTAACAAGTTGGATTGGACTGCCATTGCCCGGATGCCGAAAGAAGATCGTCGTTCTTCGACTATTTCTGACGAAGAATGGGTTGCCTTTGCCAAAGATTATCAGGCAGTTATGCCTGCCGCTTCTGGCAAGACTCAGACTCAGGTTGACAATGCTGTCAAATTGTTTGTCGGCAAGTTGACTGTTGTGAAGTTCAAGCGTGATACGCTGAGCACTCTGCAACAACAATTGGCTATCTTCTTGGAACAGGAAGTTGCTGAACGTCACACTTCTGTGATTGAGTTCCTTGCCAAGCGCATCGAAAACTATCTGGCTGCGGAAGATATCAACGCAGTGGCAGACAACCTGTAAAGGTTTCTGACTCAATGGAAGGCTTAGGGAAACCTAGGCCTTTTCTTTTGCCTATAGATATGAGTTACCAATTTTTATTAGGCAAAAGAAAATGTCTACTTCCATGTATTCCCCTGCTTGGGAAAGGCTTAAAGAAACCGAGACAGTAACCCTTATCGCTAATCCTGTGTTTCATGCTCGCATTAAAAAGGCTATGCAGAAGCGTAAGGATAAGGATAAGGGGTTCAAACTGTTCCTTATGTCTAAGGATAAGTTCTGCATTATGCGGACTGTGTCTGAGGGAAATACACTGACCTTCCGGCTTCAAATGCTGGACAGAATACATTGGTCAGAAGATATGTTCAACGTGTAAAGATTGTAAAGGATCGGGCCATGAATGCTACGGCATATTGCCAAGGTAAAAAGAAAGTAACTACTGCAAAGGCAGTCTTGGTGCTTTTCTATGTTGCCTATGGTGAAGACATTTCTTTGGAAGAACGCCAGTTCTGGATTCCTTTGTCCCAGATCACACTTCATCCCTTGGATCAGGACGCAGCTGAGGATGACATTTGGTTTGACTGCCCTGTTTGGTTGCTGGAAAAGAACAACCTGTTTGCACCGGAGTAAGCAATGAGTGAAATTACTGTTGCTATCAAGGAAAAGATTCTTAATCTGGAGAGAACTCTGGTTGAGAAAGATCCCTTGATGCCGAATCTGCTGGCGGAAATTCACAAAACCCTACGGCAGTATCCTGAGAATGTGACTTTGCTATCCGATGATGAAATTAATATCATCGTGAAGGGTTTGTCTGAGCGGCAAGGCATTGAACTGGCGCCGAAAGCTAAGGAAAAAGCGCCTGCTAAGTCTAGCAAGACTGATGCAAAATCTACTCTGGCAAGACTGAAGGCATCTTTGGCGACAACGAAGACTTCAAATGGACAAGCAGATATTGACATCTAACTTGGCTGAGTTAGAGCTTCGGTTGATTGCTTTGTCCCTATGTAAACCTTCAGTTCCTCTCAGCAATCCTGAGCATAAAAAACTTAGGGATTGGCTGCTTCCAGAAGTTGAAGAATACTGGGCTGGAGTTAATCATGGCCTGCCTGTTCTGCCTGAAATATTTGCAGAACTACTAAGTTTGATGCCATCACCATGCAGCACTTATCTGATTTTCTCTCTTCAGTTAGCGAAGGATCGCCTCTCGCATCTTTCCTTGGAGAGACAACAGAGCCTTCTATCCCTTATCAAGAGCCCGGATATGAGGGAAAAATTGATCCGAGGATTCGGCAACTGTCCTATTCCTCGCTCTTGACTTTACATGAATGCCCACGAAAGTTTGAGCTTGATAAGCTTAACCATCAGCAAAGAGCGCCGGAATCTTATGAAGATGGAATTACCTTTGCTTTTGGTCATGCTTTTGGTGAGGGCGTTCAGCTTGCATTGCAAGGTAAGTCTTGGGAAGAAATCCTATTCACATTGTTTGTAGGCTGGAAGCCTGAATTGTTTGCGGAGAACCTCAAGCAAAAGAAAAGCTTCTGGACTGCACTCACAGCAGTTAGCAAGTTCTATCAAATGAAGGATGAGCTGCTGGATGGATGGGAGTTGATGTATTACAACGGCAAGCCTAGTTGTGAACTGTCAGCCAGAATTCATCTTCCCAATGGGTTTAAGTACCGCTTGCACATTGATGCTGTCTTGAAACATGCAGAAACAGGCCAAGTAAAAGTTCTGGAGACAAAAACTTCCAGTGCTAAAACCCTGAATCCTGCCATGTATAAGAACAGTGCTCAAGGGGTTGGCTATTCTGTTGTGATTGACAAGTTAGCTGGGGAGCTTTCGGACTACGAAGTTCTTTATCTTCCTTACCAAACACTGTCTCAGGAATTTACTCCGATGCCTTTCACTAAGACGTTTTTGCAACGTGCTTTGTGGCTGAGAGAACTCCTATTGGATGTGGACATCATTCAGATGTATCATGAGGCTGGGGTGTTTCCTATGCGGGGGGAATCTTGTATTTCTCGGTATGGCCGAGATTGCAAATACTTGCATAGCTGCACAATGGATACTTCCTATCAGACAAAAGTTTGTCGGGAAGAAGACGTAGATCAGAAAGAGTATGATATTGAAGTCACTCTGGAAGAACTACTGGAAGCTCAATTCAGCAAAATGGAAGGAAATTAAATGGCCAAGTTATCAAATCTGGTGGCAGGAAGTTACAAGCATGTGCTTGTGTACGGTCCACCTAAATCTGGCAAGACTCAATTAGCCGGAGAACTGGCAGAAGAGTTTGATCTGGTATTGTTTGACTTTGAGCGGGGTAAAGATACCTTATTCAAGCTACCTTTGGAGTGGCAAGAACGCATTGAAGTTGTCTCAATCCCAGATACCCGGGACAATCCTATTGCAATTACGGTTGCTTTGAAGGTTGCCACTGGCCGCAAATACAGTATTTGTGATGAGCACGGACTTATTGATTGTGCCATTTGCAAGAAAGAGTCTGCACCTTTCACTGAAGTACATCTTGCCGAAGACTCCCCGAACAAGAAGCAGCGGATTGCAGTCTTTGACAGCCTGACTCAGCTAACTAACTCTGCCATTGCATTTATTTGTCGTGGAAAAGAAGTTGGTTATAAGCTTCAGCATGATGACTGGCACCAGCTTGGCGTATTGATGGATACCTTTCTGTCTGCGCTTCAGCAAGCAAAATTTCACGTTCTTGTTATCAGCCATGAGGCTGAAGCAGAACTGGAAGACGGCAAGATGCGGATTGTTCCTGTTGCCGGCACACGTAACTTCTCCCGGAATACTGCAAAGTATTTTGATGAGGTTGTCTACGCCGCTGTCAGTAATGGCAAGCATACTTTCGGTTCAAGCACCGTGTTCAAGACTAATGTCATGACGGGTTCTCGATCTGGTGCAGTTCTTGAAAAAGACGCAAAGCCTAGCTTGCTTCCTATTTTCAAGGGTTTGGTTGTGACTCATAATCCTGCCACTGCTAACACCCCTGCTGGAAATGCTGCGGCTGCCCTGGCAAAACTTCGTGGAAAGTAAATATCATGTTCTTCAAGATTCAACCTGAAAAGCTGGAACATTTCCTGTCAGAGCGACCCTTCGGTAAGCTGATTGCTTTTGCGGGACCTTCAGGTGTAGGCAAAGATACTGCTGCCTGGTTGCTTACTAACAAGATGCCTGGCAACTTTCAAAAGTTCAGTTTTGCCTCTCGACTGAAAAAGATCTGCTCGCAGATGTCTAATCTGCCTGTATCTCGTTTCAGTGATCCAGTGAAAAAGAATACACAGGATGATTTTCTGGGGGTGACGCCCAAAGAACTTGCTCAGTTTATGGGAACTGAGATTCTCCGCAATCAGTTTCATCCTGACATTCACTTAATCTGGATGCACGAAGATCGACTTGATTCTGTCTGGGATCTTCATGTCATTACAGATTTGCGTTTCCAGAATGAGTATGACTATGTTCAGGCTCAGGGTGGAACCGTGATTCAGCTTTATCGGGATGTTCCTGCCCGAGGAATTCCTGGTCATGTGTCAGACAAGATTGACTTCAACCGTAAACCTGGAGATAAATATCATGCGATAGAAAACAATGGAACCATGCACGATCTTGAATTGGCCCTTAGTCGGGTCATAACCCTGTGAGTTAAACTCACTTGCTCTTTTGTCTTTTCTTCAATCAAACCTAAGTAGGTAAATATCATGGCACAAAAGCCCCTGAATCTGGATCTTGACGCACTGTTGGCCGGCACTGTTGATGACTTGGCAGATGTTCCTAGCATTGCCAACTGGGCACCCGGTGCTTATGTTGCTTCGCTTTCCATGAAGCTGGAAAACAACCTGAAGGACAAGAAAACTGTTGGCGTCAAGTCGACTTTTGTTCTGAAGGAAGTTGCCGAACTGTCCAACCCTGACAGCACTGCACCGAATCCTGGCGACAAGTTCACCCTGATTGACTTCCTGATTCATCCGAAGGAAACTGTGGCTGAAATGGGTCAAGGCGCTTTCAAGGAAAAGGCCAAGGTTCTCAATGAACGTTTTGGTTCGCGCCAGAACGCTGTTGTTGTGGAAGAAACTCAAGATATTGAAGTCTTGATTGTCACTGGCCTGCGTACTGTGGAAGCCCAAGGTGATAAGCCTGCCCGGGAATACATGGCCCTCAAGGCAATGTCCCTGATCTAATCAGGTCTAGGGGAAGTTATTAAGTTAGCTTCCCCATATTTACGGAGACACACACATGCGTAATCCTTCCGCCGCGAAAAAGGGTCCTGGTCGTATTCACAAACAAGGACACAAGAAATGAACTTCCTAGAAGCTTTTGAACTACTGCAACAAGGTTGCAAAGTTTGGCACCCTCAGCTGCCTGAACCAATTCAGGTTATTTCACTGGAAACCACCGGTCCGGCACTTTACCTAGTTGATGCTGGCATACCAATCACACTAGGTTGGGAGTTACTGAGTTCTTCCCAGTGGTCACGGATTGACTGACCGGAAACAGGATTAATCCCTTGGGCAGATACTCTCTGCCTAATAATTAATTTTGTCTTGGGGTGTTAGTATCAGTAGGGGGTTTGGCTACCCTATGTGTAAGTTATGCGTTGCGTTCCACCAAAAATCCTGCCGTATGGAAGTGATGCTAACACCCCATCTTATTTAGAAAGCACTGCCATGATTCAGCCCTCTTCTATCCCCGCTATCTTGGAAGCGTTGGGCAGACTACAATTTGAGTCTGGCAATCTTGAGTACCTTCCTAAGGATGCAAGTTCTATGGAAGATGTCAAAGTCTACAAGGTTGGCTTGCCTGGGAATTTTGTGATGCCTGTTAGGCTTGACACAAAGTTAGCTTTGGTGGACCTTGAAGTTGGACACCGTAAATTCTTTCTCGTGGATCGTATCCTCAAAATCACCTTTGAGTAATCATCATGGCAATTAGCTCGCAAGATAAAGTCAAACAGTTGGCGGAGCAAATTGCTGCACTGAGAAAACAAAATGTACCCTCTGCGCAGGACTTGAAAAAGTTTTCTGCTCAGAGGGCTTTTTTCTTTGGCACTCAGTTTGACAAAGCTTACAAAGCTCAGCTTACTCCCTTAATGGCAAACTGGGATCTGTCCTTTGGATTCCTGACATTGCCTAGCTTGGACAAACTTAAAGAACTTTGCACCGAACATGGCATTACTCGGGTAATTTCTACCTGTCCTGACTTGCTTAAAAAACTGGTTGAGTATCTTGGGGGAAACTCCAAGGAAGCTTCTCTGGATAACTATGCAGGTAGCATCTTCAAGTTTGAGGGCATTGAAGTCCTGTTTATCCATAACCTGAAGCGTATCTTCTCAGTTCCCTATGGCAAGTTCATGGCTGAGCGTTTCTTGTCTAAGTTCACTCACCCCCAGAAATGGGTTGAACCTTCCAGATTCGCCTGGGAGATGTTTAAGGCAGAGACTGCGGAAGAGACTTATAGCTTCTTTGTGCAGCAGTGTTTCCTGATTGCCTATGACATTGAAACAAAGCGTGAGCATCTGTCCATTGACATAATTTCCTTCACCGGATTTTATTTTAATGAAGAGAAAAAGCTCTGCTCTCGTAGCATTGTTATCGAATTGCGAGATATGTTCTCTGTGGTTTGGATGAGAAAGTTCTTGTCCTGCCCAGTTCGTAAAGTAACACAGAACGGTAAGTATGATAACCTCTACTTGCTGAGATTTAATTCCCCTGCCACAAACTGGTTCTGGGATACGGCCTATTTGTTTCATTCATGGTATGCTGAACTTCCGAAAGACCTTGGCTTCCTTAACGCTTTTTTCCTGCGTACAGTGGTATATTGGAAAGACCTCTCTAAGTCGGGGGATCGAGAAGATTATTGCAAGTATTGCGCCCTGGATAGTTGGGCTACTGGTAATGTTTTTCTTGCTCAGCTGGATGAAATGCCGGAATGGGCAAAGAACAATTACCTACTGAAGTTTCGCTTGCAATTCCCTTCTCTACTGTGTGAGCATACTGGACTTGTTCGTGACTTTGATAGGCTAGAATCTGCCCGGGCTGAAGTGGATAACCAGGAAGAAGAAGCTTTGGAATCCTTGCGTAATATGCTTGGGGTTCCTGGCTTCAATCCTAACAGCCATACTCAAGTTAAGAACCTGTTGAGAGTTCTGGGTTGTGGTGATCTGGCAGATATATCTTCAGATGAGACTCATCTACAAAAGGCCGGATTCAGGCATCCTCTGAACAAGCGGATTCTGGATAAAATCCTTGACATTCGTGGATTACGTAAGCTAAAGAGCACATACCTTCGCACTGAAGACGATAGCAAAAAGAATGGTGAAGGTGGGGCAAAAGAGTATAAGGGCATGATCCTGTATTCCCTGCATCCAACAGGTACAGAGTCTGGCCGCAACTCCAGTAAGTCAAGTTCTTTCTGGTGTGGCATTCAGATTCAAAACATTCCTGCTGGACTTAGCCTGCCTAAGCAAACTCTCAGGGCACCAGAAGGTTTCTATATGGCAGAAGCTGATTTGGAGCAAGCTGAATCTCGGGATACCGCCTACATTACAGGTGACACTAACCTGATTGTGGCAGTAACTGAGAAGGGTGACTTCCATAGTTACAACGCTAGTAACTTCTTTGGTGTGCCTTATGAACACATTTATGACGAAAAGACAAAAAAGAAACTGAGAAAAGACTTGCGTGATATGTCCAAGCCTATCAATCACGGAGCTAACTACAACATGGGACCAGATGTCATGATTGATAACATGACTTTGCCTATGGTATGGAAAGCAAAAGATTTGCTGGGTTTGCCCTTTCATCAAGCAATTGAAATCACAGAACATCTGTTAGTCAAGTTTCATCTGACTTACCCAAAGCTGCGCGGACAGATTCGTTTCCGTAGTGAGGCTGTCAGGCACTTCAACAAACTACCTGCTAATGACCACAAGTTGTTTGCTCCAGGAACCTATTATGAGTATGCTGCTGACTCCGTAAGGCTGACAAATAAGTTAACAAGTAGGGCCTTCCATCACACTGAGTATAACCTTAGCAAGTTTACTCCCGAAGAATACATTATTCGTGGAGACTGGACTCGCTACTGTTTCGGTCGGCCTTGGGAAAACAAACTTGACCTGAATAGCTATGCTGCCCACGGACCACAAAGTCTAAATGCAAGAACACTGGATGAGGCTTTTATGCAAGTGTTCTACAAAGTAGCACTTCCTAACCCTCAGACCTTTCGACTTAATGCCCAAATCCACGACTCCATCTTGCATTGCTTTAAGATTGGACATGAACATCTTAGCCGTGAGGTTGCCAAACTCATGGAAATTCCTGTCTCAGTCCGAGACATATCTGGCATTACCCGTACCTTCACTGTCCCTGCTGCTATCAAAGCGGGAAAAGATGGGAAGGGAGTTACTTTTTGGAGTGATACCGAATGAGCAGAATCACAGTCAATCTTCCGCCAGATTTAGAAAAACTGGTGGTGGAAAAAGGTGTGTGGGTTCACACTAAGAGCCGTAAGCTTTACGAAGTCTTTGCGGTAACGAAACAGACCAAGATTCAGGGTGCCTGGATTCCAGAGCCTATGATCTGTTATCGGCCCTTTGAGTATTTTACCTCAGAGTCTTATAGCAGATTCCAGAGTGATTTCTTGAATTCATTCTCTGCTGTACCAATACCCAAACTTTCCAGGAGTCTGTGATGCCTTTTGAACAGGTTAAGTTTCCAGGTGGGATAGTGCTAGTCATTACCGGCCCAGAGGAACTTGAGTTAATTAAAAAGACTCTGTCCAAGGCATTGAATTGTTGGGACACGGCACCTGCTGAGTTGAAAACTTTTGCAGATATAGTGATTGAAGGTAAGCCACTACAGGATTACTTGGTGTGGTCAAATAAAAACTAGGGGACTTGTATGCGGAACCGTAAAGACTGTTTTATTGAACGGTTCATCGCATATATGGGTAACATGGAACCGCCCGCGATTTATAGTCGTTGGGCAGGTATTGTTGCTGTGGGTGCGATGCTTGGACGAAATGTCTATTTTCAGCACGGCCATAACAAGATTCACGCAAACACTTACTGCATGTTGTTGGGGTCCAGTGGAACCCGTAAATCCACCCCAATTAAATTAATCAAGAAACTGTTGACCAAAGCTGATTACACAACGATTGCCGCAGATAAATCTAGCAAAGAGAAATTCTTACTGGACTTGATGGGTGAAGTTGATAGAAGTCAGGAAGACAAACTAGCTTCATTTCTTGAGGCTGACGCCGACACCGATTTGCCCAAGGAAATGTTAGTTGCTGCCGATGAGTGGAATGACTTCATGGGCTTAGGAAACCTAGAGTTTATTTCCCTATTGGGAAGTCTCTGGGATTATGAGGGAATATACAAAAGCCGTCTTAAGAATAGCAAGAGCCCTGAAATCCCAAATCCGACTATTAGCATCCTAGGTGGAAATACCCCAACCGGATTCTCCCTGGCGTTCCCTGCTGAGTCTTTAGGACAAGGATTCTTCTCTCGCATTCTTCTTATCCACGGTGAGCCTACTGGCAAACGAATTACCTTTCCTAAGCCACCCTCAGAAGAAGACACACTCTGGCTGATTAAGCGACTAATGGAAATTAGGGCGTTCTTGCGAGGTCCTGTAAACTTTGCTCAGGATGCGTTGGATCTGGTAGATAAGATTTATCAGACTGACCCCCGTGTCGATGATGTCCGCTTTGAGTCATACTCTAGTCGCCGACTAACCCATCTTGTAAAGCTATGTGTAATACTGGCTGCAAGTAGATTATCTATGGAGGTAAGCCTAGATGACGTAATTGCTGCAAATACTTTCTTGTCTGCGGCCGAGGCTAATATGCCAAAGGCTATGGGAGAATTTGGTAAGGCTAAGAATTCTGACGTGACTTCCAATGTCATGCAGGTTATCGAAGCAGCCAAAACTCCAGTAGATGTGAGGGAAATCTGGTCCCATGTTCACCAAGACCTAGACGATTTGAAGGCGCTTGCTACCATATTGAATGGGTTAAGGGAAGCTGGAAAGATTCAGATCGTTACCTCACCCGACGGAAACCATTCAGGTTTTCTGCCCCTGAAAGCCGTGAATCGGCTAAGCAACAAATTGGCAGTTGATTTGAGTCTGCTAACAGCAGAAGAAAGAAAAGGTTTTTCATGACTGACGATTTGGATACACTTCTTAGCCCCGATCAATTTCCTAAAGTGGGCGTTGTAGTAGGAGGTAGTGGTGAGTACAGGATGTTGCCTTACGGAGATTTCGTTGGCACACTCTTCAAGAAAGAATCCTATGAACTCATGTTGCACCATGCAAAGGGTGGGGTCTGTGAGGAAGCGGGTGAAATAAGTTCTGCTATCAAGCGACACATTACTTATGGGGCTTCGCTGGATTCACTGACAAAGGATGGACAAACCCTGCATCAAAACATTGTGGAAGAGTTGGGCGACCTGTTCTTCTATGCACAAGCGATTATGGGAATCCTTGGAATTTCTCTTGGTGAGGTTCTGCAACACAATGCAGACAAACTGAGTACCCGATACGCCGGGTTGGTTTATGCAAATCAGTCTGCACTGGATCGTGCGGATAAACCTGAAGGAGATTAAAATGGCACTCGCTAGTCGTGCACCTAATCTGTTGTTTCGTTTTGGTGTAGATACCCAAACAGTCTCAGGTTCTGGAGATACCTCTGGAATTGTTACAGGTTATAATGATCTGTCAGCAGTTGCACCTACAACCAGCCGAGTTTTTATTGCTGATCTGGGCCCAAATTGGGCTGACTATTCTTTGGCAATGATTTCTTTTCGTTGTTCTGGGGCAACTGCATCTAGTCTGAGGCTGAGTTCACGGGATACAGTCCTTGGGCAAGATCGAATTTTGCCCTATGCGTACTCTGCTGCCAATGCCCCGAATAGCAACAATGTGACTGCAACATCAACAGCAGCATGGACTGTTCGATGCAATGGTCGTTATTTGGTAGCTCAGTTTACCAACAATGACGCAGTGAATCCGCTGACTTGGGCTGGGGCTTTTGACCAAATGCACCTGAACGTGTTCCCAGGTTAAATATCCCACCAATATGAAGGAAGCTCTGGCTTAGCCATCTTCCTTTTTCTTTCCCCCAAAATTTGGAGTGGCCATGGTTGAATTTGGAAGGCATCTGTGTATTTATCATGCAGGCTGTGCAGATGGTTTTGCCGCAGCTTTGGTTGTTCGTGAGGCCTACAAGCATCTGCCTAGCAATCTTCAAGTTCCTGACTGCAACTTTGTGCCTATGCAGTATGGACAAGTTCCTGAATGGTTGACTGAGGAAGCAGTTAATGCAGAGCAGCGATTGTTTCAAATTATCTACATCGTTGACTTCAGTTTCCCTTTACAGCTTCTGGCCAAAATGGCTAAGATTGCACGGACTGTTCGAGTCTTTGATCACCACAAGACCTTTAAAGAAATGCTTACTCAAGCAAGTCAAGAAGGTTATGTGTTTCCTGAAAACCTGAGTATCAATTTCAATCCTGATATGTGCGGAGCCCAGATTGTGGCAGAAGCCCTGGATGTGAAGGATATTCACAAAGTGCTAATTGACTATGTGGGTGATCGGGACTTGTGGAAATTCAAACTTCCACAGAGTAAGGCAGTCAATGCTGTCGTTCAAAACACACCAAGGACTTTTGAAGACTATCGGCACCTTTCACGCAATGTGACTTTCAACTTCTCACAGTTGGTAGCTCAAGGTGACATTATCCTGGGTATTGAGAAGAAGCAACTAGACTACCTGGAAACTCTGGCACGTCCGATTGAAATTGAAGCTGGTGCTGGTGTTAAGCACAGGGGTTTGGTTATTAATGCGCCTGCATTATTTTCTTCTGAGCTAGGAAACAGGCTGGCCCAAAAAGCAACTTTTGGTGCTACATACTTTCAAGACTCAAAGGGAGACACAGTATTTTCCCTGCGAAGTGTGGGTGACTTTGACGTGTCTAATCTGGCCAAAGCTTATGGCGGAGGTGGGCACAAGAATGCTGCCGGATTTAAGCTGTCTAACCCCCAAGGCACAACTTTTTCTGGCGTAACTATTTGGACTGGAGCTTAACATGACCCTCAAGTTTGAACTCTTTCCTCAGCCTATCATTGACCTGGCCCAGGAAGTTCACAATCACCCTGAATTGTTGCAACTCTTGGATGAGCAAGAGGCACCTGACTTTTCTGAAGCTGCCTTGGGTTCATCTCTTCGTGATGTAGATCACAAGGGTGAGAAGAAAGAAGGCAAAGACATCTATGTGCAAATGCTGGCTATTGCCTCTTATTGCGGTATTGTGGTTGAGGGTTCGTATGACATAAATGACATGGTGAACCTGGCCGGTATTCTGGTCAAGAAACTTTACGAACGCCGTACACAGATTGTGCTTTTGTAAGGAGCTACCATGTTTAAGGTTGAACACAATCCAGACAATGTGCCTGGTGCATCTGTCAAGGTAACTGGAAAGAATGGTGTCAGTGCTTTGGTGCTGGCTCATAGCACTCAGTACCACCAAAAGGATATCTTTTCTGTTGAGGCAACATACCCACGGATTGTTCATGCTGAGTTGCTAACTCACAGAATGTTGTCTCGCTGCTCTTCGAGTAGCAGGGCTATCCCTTTTGCCAAAATGCTTGAAGCCTTGCAGGGTATGCCAGTCAGATTTGGTAAAGCAAATCCAGGAATGCAGGATACAGGTATTGACCACGATGCACCTGTGTATCTGAACAAATTTAGGATGACACCTCAGGAAGCTTGGCTCCATGCCAGAGATGTGGTGTCTCAAATAGCATTGGCTTTCTATGCTGAAGGTTATCACAAGCAGATTTATAATCGCTTCCTTGAGCCTTTCCAGATGATAAAGACCGTTATAACTGCAACGGAGTGGAATAACTTCTTCTGGCTTCGTGATGACGTTGCGGCAGATCCAACACTGCAAGAGCTGGCACGTTGTATTAAGAGGGCAAAAGAACTTAGCGTTCCTATGTTGCTTCGTCATGGAGAATGGCATCTTCCATATGTTGAAGTGAAAATGCCAGCACTCGAAGACTCTGTGTATTATTACATTGATGACAGCGATCCACTGCTTCCATCTCAGGCTAGGCAGGTAAGCAGTGCTAGAACTGCTGCTGTGTCTTTCAGGAATGTTGAGTATGGGCTAACTAAGAGTGAAGAAGTCTTTGCTCGGCTTGTCGGGGATGAGCGAAAGCATGGAAGTGCTTTGGAGCATCAGGCTACACCTATGCAAAGTTATCTAATCAGTAGCTATGGTACAAATAATCCGCAGTACCCTGAAACTTGGGAAGACGGTATCTCCCATATGGACAAGGAGGGGAGGCTGTGGTCAGGTAATTTCTGTGGATGGATTCAGCATCGCAAATTGATTCCGGGTGAGAACATGCCTGGATAAAACAAAACCCCTAGTAGAACTCAATCTACTAGGGGTTTTTTGCGTTTTAACTTCAGTGGTTAAAACTACTTGAGCCGTCCATCAAGAGTTGAAGCTTGTAGGACATTGGCTTACCGAGAGAGTCTCGGATTTGTTCTGCTTGAGACTTATTGGCATTCTTGTACAACTCCATCATGTAACGATTGAAGTTAACTTGCTTGCCACCAGACTCAGCATAGCTTTGTGCAAATTGCTGAATATGCTTTTCGTCAATACTTCCACCTTCCATCATGTGAGTCTTCATGACTTCAGCCAACTTAGCCCTCTTATCCCGATCTTGAGCTTCGTAAAACTTGTGTCGGAACAAGGTATCGTTGGTAAGTGCCTCATCCAAGGGACGGCCACCAACTAACCGAGAAGCAGTTGCAAGGCTGAACAGATCATGACTATATAGCAGACTCCCTTGATTAGTTGTACTGTGAACAGTTCCAGAAGGCACTCCCTGTAGCGTCTGGGCAATTCCAGCAAGGGGTCGTGAGATTCCTTGATGTTCAAGTCCCTGCAAGAGGGTTTCCCAAACCTTGCCACCAGAGCCAAGCTTAGATGCTGTTTCATACAAATTACCAAAGAATTTTGTCCATCCACCAATAGCCGGAATATCCATGAGATGAGTTGGAAGGATAGTCAGATTTCTCGGATTGATGTCTCCCCGTGAATACAGGTTTGTTTGCAGAATGAATGAAGGTGATCCATACAAGAACCAATTGCCCAAGTTCTTGCCAAGTGCACCATAGGTTGTGTCATACAAGTCAACATGATCTTTGTTTCCGCTGGCAGTGCCAACAATGTGTGAGTTAATGAACTGGAAACCCGGCAGAGACTGAGCGCCGTAAAGGGTACTTTGCAGACCCAACAACATTGCCATATCTTTCTTAGTCCCCTCACCAATATACCTGAACAACTGTTGCATCAGGTTAAACTGGTAAGACTGGAACAATCCAATTGCTTGACCAATCGGTCCCTGGAAAACCATAGGACGCTGGCTAGCAATCATGTTGCCATCCACCCGGTTCACAAAAGTATTGATATATGCAAGAGATTCTTTCTCCGTCATAATACCGTGCTTCTGTGCCAGGGTAGTAAGTTGGTCCATCACATTGGCTGACACAAAGCGATTGAACTCTTCGGCCAACTTGTTTCCGGACAACTTCTGTCCAACCTCAGCAGTATCTTCCATCAGCTTCTTGGACTTAGCAAAAGCCTGGGCTAGCTTAGTTCGCAGCAAACCAACAGACTCAGTTCCATCCAAAGTCAGATCATCAAGCAACAACTTGAACTGGTCAATGTGATCTTTCACATAGCCAGCATTGCGATACCTGTTCAACAGAGGTTGGCCCGGAGTACGCATATCCTCAAAGAAGTTATGGATTGCCTTAGTCTGTAACTTAACCGGAGAAAGAATTTCACTCTCAGTTCCGGGCAATTTGATCTTTGCCAGCTTTGACAGATCACCAGCGAGTTCTTGATTACCTGCTTTAATTGCATTCGCAATGTGGGCAGTTTCAGTTCCTCGGAGGATGTTTGCACTGATTGCATTACTGACAGCATTCAGTGGATCAAGGCCCAGTGTAAACAAACTAAGCAGACCATTAGCACCACGAACAAACCTTGTGAGTTCGCCTTTAGGTGCAGTGTGGTTAGCCAGCAAGTCAATTGATGCAGTCTGATATGCAGGTTTCAGTCCAAACTGATCAAGTAGAACATTGATCTTACTGAGTTCATCTGGTGTCCGTGCAGTTTCAAATGCTTTCCGAATTGCGGTCACAGGCTTACTGAACATAGATTCTGCTAGTGTAGCAGCTCCGAAATAAATCGGATGTTCATTAACCTTGGAAATGTCCAGAGCAGTCTTGATATAGTTGAAGTACGGGTTATCACTGGTATTCTCCAGCGCAGCAATACTTCCACCGAAGCGACTTGTGGTAACTCGGCTAGTCTGCTTACCCAGATTCGTCAACTTATCAAAGGCCGGTTGATACCTCATCCGAACAGTTTCACGGACCAAAGCATCAGATTCCCGGGTGTGATGCTGAAGGATTTCATTGGCAATTGTTTCAGGATCAGTCTTAGGGAAGAAGTTACTCATTACCCCTTTGGTTTTCAGCTCAGAGTCAATCTGGTAAGAGTTCATTGCCTTTGACAACTCATACTCACCGCGAGCAATCTTGTACTCTTCCACATTCGCCTTGTTGATAACTCGGTAATGTGGGCCAATACGGCGAACTTCATCTTCCATACGAGCAAGCTCTTTCTCAGAAGCTGCCCAAATCATAGAAGTCTCGCCACCACCCATAACAGACTCATCCTTAACCAGACTAAAGAAGGGATACTTCTTAAAGTCAGGACGAACAGGACGAACAACTGAAGTGTCAACTTCTCGGTTGGCTACACCTCGTTGCTTATTCAGCAGCTGGAAATGATTGCCGGAAGTCTGACTAAGTTTCTGCCTGGCAGCCAGAACATTCCAAGTTTCCTTGTGAGTGACTTCAATCACATCATCCGCAAACTCATCGAGATGATTCAGAGTAACAGTTTCTGGAAGAATCCCAAGTTCCTTTGCAACCGCATCACGTGCTTGCTTAGTAACAAGGAAGTTAACTCCGTCTGGACTTTCATGCAGGATAAAGCGTTTTGTGCTTCGGGTCAACTTTTGGTTAATGCCTTCATGCTCAATAGCGGCTTCCAGCTTATTGCCCAAGGCAGACAATACAGGCAGAAGTTGTTGTTGCACACTTTCAGCGGCTTCCTTACGGATTGCGTTAGTCTGCCCACCAATGAATGACATGAAGGAACCGATAGTCCCATAATTGCCATTCTGTCCCTTGAGCATGGTAGGACTATCGCCATTACGGTTAGCTGTTTCCAGCATGTTATCCGTAATGTCCATCAGATTGCTGGAACGCTCACCAAGAATAATCGAGGCAGTTGCTTTAGCTTCAGTCTCATAAGCAGTTTGCCTGGCCTTGAAATAAGTCACGGCAGCAACCATATTCTCACTAATGTCTGCCTGCTCAGGAATACGGTAAGAGACCTTGGCATACTTAGGCAAGAACATCGGATCGGTCAATTTCTCCCGCTCGATATTAATGCCACGCTTTGCCAAACTTTCCTGGAGATACGTCTTGGCATTCTGCCGAGCAAACAAATCTTCCATGTCACCCTTGATACTGGTTTTATCCAGCCAGCCCTTGCGAACATTGACCATATTCGCAACCATCTCAAGAGCCTGTTCTTCCCCGTACTTCGCCTTCTTCTCAAGGGCAAACATTTCATAGAAATGACCAGCAATACGCTCCTTTGAAGCTTTCAGGGTTTCCTTCAAGTTGACTGCATGACCCGGAATCAGTTCCAGTGAAGGGCCAGATCCAGTCACTAAATGGAAGTCTTCAAAGTTATCTTGCAAGGCCCGCTCAAGCAGAGGCAGATCATTCTCATGGATGTTCATACCTTTCTGCAATTGCACAATACGACCACTTTCCTGAGAAGCCCAGATGTATCGAGCATCAAGTTCCCGATAAAGCATCTTGACATCAGTAGTCTTGAAGCCAGGTTTTAGGCTGCTCAATGGATCATAGGGAAGTGCAGTCTTCTTAACTGAGAAGTCATAGTTAGTAAGGGCCTTAAGCACACCTTCCTTTCCATGATACATATCACCAAGAGACATTGGCATAGGCATGTCCGTATGCACTGCACCCGCAGTATCTCCCATCAAGGAAATATATCTATGGGCATAAGCCTCTATTTCATTCTTAGGCTTACCCGCAAGCTTTGCCTTAGCCGCAAAATCTTCCAATGCAGAAGTTTCCCTTGGCAACAGAATCTCATCTGCATGAGCAAACTTCTCAAAGTAAGAGTTGGCATACCCTGGTGCAACTCCCCGATTAGTTGTACGGACAGGTTGGGATAGGTCAGCAACCAAGTTACCCAAACTATCATTACCCCCGGCCATCGTGCAAATATCCGTCCGTACTTCATTCAGTACAGTTTCTATACGCTGAAGATGAAGGGTTTGATCAACACCATAAGAACGAGAATACTCAAGAGGCAACGCACCAGAGAATTCCAGATCATTTGTCTTAAGAATGATCTTTTCTGAACTAGCTGTGCTAGCACGTGGTTGAATTGAATCTGAGAAAGGGCGACGAGCAAGATCTTCTACTCCCCGGGCTTTGTTAAGGAAAGAGAAAGTTTTGGCACCTTCAATAGCGCCACCAACAACCCCACCAAAAATTGACCCCATTGCAATGTTCTTAACCAGATCACCTGCATCATGGTTATCAAGCATTGGTGCTGCACCCATTGTGAGTGCAATCATTGTTTCAGCTGCGGCAGCTTCCAACACATTCTGGTGAATACCAGCGGCCAGTGCCTTAAAAGTATTGGTGTTCAAGTTACCGATCATGGCAACTGAACTATTGATTTCTGCTGCTGAGGCTGCCCGGAAAGCTTGCAGACGGGGCACAAGCAAGTTGGTAGCAATGCTAAGATTGCCACCTAACTTACCTGTATTGAGTGCAGACTGGAGCAGTGTCAAACCTTTAGTACCTGCCATGCCAGGCAAAATACTTCCGACAATAGCACCAGAAATGTCAATCAGTCTTTCATTCTCCCGGTAATACTTTCCCAGGTCAGAATCAAAAGACGAAATCAAGTCGCCAGTATCCTGGAGTTCGGTTTGTTTATCCGAAAACCAGTTACCGACAGTTTGTGCAGTACGGTAGAAACCGTTTACGGCACTAAGTCCTGTGGCCAAAACAAACTTTCCTGCATTAGCAGGATTTACCTCAAACCAAGACTTGCCGTCCCCCAAGATATTATGGGAGTCGGCAGCCCGGAGATAATCAGGAACATCCTGAAAAGCCTCAAGATCTGCCATTTTGATTTCCTTAGAACTTTGAGTTCACTGCCAACTTTTTAGCCAGAGCTTCCTGGTAATCAGCAGGGTTTGCGAGGTTAACCACTTTTGCCCCATTGACAATAACTGGATTACCCTCACGACTTCTGCGACCTTGGAAGCCTAGGGGAAGTTGGACTGTGACATTGTAGGTATTGGGAACCTTAATACCCATTGCATCAAACTGCCTAGAAGCTCGCTTAATCTGGTCAGCCCGTTGGATAACCTGAGCGAACTGAGCAGCTTCAGTTGATGTAAGAGTACCAGTCTTGATCGCAGCCACCTGAAGATCCATCACATGATTCATGTCAGTGAGGGTTACGCCCTGATCCATCAGAGGTTTAAGTACCTTAGCAACCACAGGATACCGGGCGAATTCTGGTTTAACCAGATAATCATTCAGTGCACCAAGGTAGCGCAGGTTACTCGCATCAGGGGTCACAACTTCGGACTGTTTAAGAATGTCTGCCTGAACTTCCTTATTCAACCACTGAGCACGATTCTCAGCGTCTTCCTTAGACGTAGTTACCTTGAGAGCAGCACGTTTTTCTGCTGATAGGGACTCAAGTTTTTGCTTTGCCCGAGCAAGAACTCCCTTAGTAGCTTCAGCTTCTTCCCCCAGTTGAATAGGTAGCTTGGAGAAAGTATCAATAGCCCCTGCAGGAGTATAACCAAACCGTCCTTCAGTCTTGCCATTGAGTACAGAATCCCCAAGCTTATAATAGACTTGAAACCTTGCACCCGCCTCAGTACCGAAGACACGCTTAGCCTCCTCTATTTCGCCCTTAGTGAGGGGCTTCTCCCCTGAGAGTTCACGGCCTTTATTAACTTTGTCAGCAAACAACTGGCCTTCTTGCAGTTTGAGTTCTCTTTCAGCAAGTTGATCGTTAAGAAGTACGCTACGAACTGACCATTCCTGTTCTTTCCGACGGGCATCCGCAACTGCAAGATCAAGATGTTTCTGAGCATTCTCAGCATTCACACCATGATACTTAGCATTAAGTTCTTCAGATGCAGCGGAGCGGGCAAGTTTAATGCCTTCCACGTTGTACTGAATAGCTTGCAACTCAGCCTGGTTACTTTGCAACCGGGAAGCCAACTTCAGAATATCAGCATTAGCTGCAATGCTTTCAGCCGTAAAGGTTTGCTTCAAACCAATATTAGCATTGACGGCTTGCTGAAGTGCTTGTTGGGTTGTCTGAACCTGACCCTTATAGAGTTCCAGACGGGCAACTGACTGTGCCAAGTCCTTTTCAACCCGAGGCTTGTCAATCAGGTTACCCTTGATATATCCAACAGGATCTTTCAAGAATTCTGTGTTTTCAATCTTCTGCAAACCAAGCAGATTCTCTTCTGTGGTTTTTTGACTTTCACGCAAACCTTGAAGCTGTTGAATAATCACACCGCCCTTGGCTTCAGGATCTACCCCCAAAGCACTTGCAGCTTTCAAGTTGGCTTCTTGAACTTTGAGCTCTCCGGTTTGTTTTGCGACTTCCGCTACAGCTTGGAGATTACCAATCTGATCGTAGATATCAGCAGAACTCTTAGCAATCTGCGAAGCTTTGTTAAGCTGAGCATTTGCTTGTCCGGTAGAGCCCTTTGAAAAATCCAAGTAGTCTTTCACGCTTACTTGGAGATCTTCATACAGGCCCATGATGTTTCCTTCTCTGTCTTAGACAGTTACTTTGAACTGAGGAAATTGCACCAGAGCAAGACCAATGCCATAAGACATAGGATCAAGAATCTTGGTTGCAATCACAGAACCCACAGAGTGCTTTTTCGTTCGGTAGAACTCATAGCGACTCAATACAAGCCACTTCCAGAAAGATGTAAACTTGGGATTCTTGTCACCCAACAAAGGCACAACATGAATTGCCCAGAAATGATAACCGGCAAAGGTTACTGGATCTGGGTAAGGTGCAGCCATGTTACCCTTTGTGTAGGCATACAAGGAGATATAGCCCAAGTCTTTCAGTCGGGTGCAGATGATGGTTTTGAATCCACTCTTACCCGATTTAGTGGAGGCTTTGCTAGAGCTACTTTCAGCTGCCGTACCAGTTGTAATGGTTGTAGCAGTTGCCTTAGCCAGCTCACCTGCGAGTTTGGTCATAAAGTCTTGCGAAGCTAGTGTAGCAGTGCTAGACTTATTTCCGCCAACCAAACCTGAGCCACTCAGAATATCGCTCAAGCCGCCAGCCTGAGACATACCTTCGTAGATAAATCGATCAATTGCAGCCTGGTTCAACTGAGTCTGTTGAATCTGCTGATTCTGACCCTGCTTTGCCGTGGAGGCAGAGGTAGAACTCAAATTGAGTTCATTGTTAAAATCAACCCCAAACATTTTGCTCTCCTAGAACAAGGCCTTGATTTTAGGCCAGTTTGTGAAAAAGTATCCTATAGTGCCGCCAATAAGTACCAGCACCCAAATTGATCCAAGACCCTTGTTTCGCAATGCAACGAACTCAGACAGAATTTGCTCATGCTTATCTTGCCGAGCCTCTATTCTTTCTAGAACCTCTTTGATATGTTCCAGGTCCTTATCGTGCAAAGCGACTTTGATTTCGGTAGCACTCATAATGCAACACCTTTCTTATCAGTGATGCCCTGAGCATATTTGTTTCCACCTAGCCAAGTTAATACTTCCCGCTTAGGTCCTTGAGGGTCCAAAGTGAAAGATATATGAACCCAAGAGTGTTCCAGGATAAGTTGGTTAAAAGGTAAAAGCTCTTTGGGAACCTTAACCAGTGCACGAACTATATCCAGTGGAGTACCAAACTTGGGGCAGATGAAATCAACCGCACTTGCTTTCATGTGATCACTAGTAGGACTACCACCAACTAACACATTAAGCGCCAAGCAACGATACCAAGAACTGATCGAGATAGGAGAATTGTTAAGGCAAGCCCTAACCCTCTCCATACCTTTTGCAGATCTGATTGCGTTCAACCGAAGATTATCTGGGAGAGAATTATCCACAGTCCTATGAAGGGTATGGATAACTTCTTCCCAGGAGAAGTGTTCCGTCAACAACTCACTCATCTTAGACTCCAATGGCGTACCAATGGTAATTCTTCAATACGCCAGGGTTTGTTATTGTGAAGCCTGTCAGTGAGTTTGTCCCACTTAACAGGCCCTGATTATCCACAGTGCTGACTGCTGAGATAGCACAATACAGAACCTGCTTCCCAAACGGGTTACTGTAGTTAACGGCAAGTGAAGATCCACCGCCAACTTCTACTGTGCCACCTTGAAGGGTTAGTCCAGATATTGTTTGAGACCAAGAGGTCCCATCTGGATCAAAAAGAGTTGTTTGAAGGTTTTGACTTTCCGGACTAAGGGAAAGTTGACCAAGCAGCACTTGACCCTTACTCATTTCCTGCTCCTGTCAACTTCATTTCAACTGACTTAAGGTCAAAGTCTCCAGTGATAACCAGAGAAAAATTCCGGCAAGCCAGCCTAGACAGATACCAAGAACTGCTGGGTATGCTAGCTACATAGCTCTTGAGGTATAAGGATGTAACGCCTACTTTGGTATTACCATCATAGGTATATTCTACCTTAACCCCATTTGCTCCGATCATCTTAAGTTCATGGAGTTCCACAAACTCATCACGACTCAATTGAAATTTACCTAGGATCAATACTGCATTGAAGTCTGAAACTGGAGTTCCAGCCGGCAATGCAACAGAAGCACTTCGGGCAAAGTCAATATAAATAGTGATGCCTGTATCCGGATTGTATAGGCAGAGCATATCACCCCGAGACATCATTTGCGTATGGGGGTAATAGATTCGGCCGTAACGCTTCAGTAGCCTGTCATAGATATAGACAAATTTATAGCGCTGCAACTCTGCTGAACTTCCGCCGAAAGAAAAAGTATAAGAACCTCTTCCAGCCGATACACAAACATACCGGTCATTATGCAGAATAATCGGGCACTGACGCAATTTAGTGGATGAGTAGTAATAAGGTTTCTGGACAGCAAATCCCTGTACATCATCCATGTCATGAATACGAACTCCCCAGGTATCTGTAGCTGAGTCATACGTATCAATAACACTCATGCGTTCCAAGAAAGTAGACAGCTCAGGAGCTACTAACTCTGAGGAACTTCCAGAAAGCATACTGACATTACCATCAGCAGAAACACAGAAAGCTGTGTCAGCGCCAGAAGATACAGTAGTGTTCTCAGGTTTAGGTACAACTCCCGCATTGCTAACCTCATGAAACTTGAATGGATACCGACTATTGCCCGTGTAAACTGCCTGGATAATGTTCGTACCAGTGAAGATATAGAACCCAGTGCTAGTTGCTCGCAGATGCAGGATGTTAATTGGATTGTTATTAGGATCAATACTACCTGCACCTGTCACAAGACTGCTAGTGAAGTCTAAGGGGTTAGATAGGGATGACCAATAGATAGTGTTATTATTCGCCAGAATCAAGTAATTGAAGCTTGTGGTTGCTGCATGAATGTTATTCAGGCTAACAAAGTTAACTGGCGAGAATACCACTGCGAAGAAAGCCAAAATCCCGGCAGTAGATAACACTTCATACACAATATTTTCAGGGCTAACACCCAGGTGCACAAAGAGAAACACCCGAGAACCAACTTTCAGTGAAGTGATTTCTGTGATGGTTTTATAGTCAGCTTGAGCAATCCAGGGAAAGTCAACAGACTGAGTCCATGTAGCTACTTGGCCATATTGGCATACAGCTTTCAGCTGAGTAGCGGTAACTGGAATCTTAAGTTTCACCTGGGTGAAGATAACCTGACCAGACGAGGTATCTGGAACAAGGATATCAAACTCCTTGAAATAAGTTTCTTTGACCAAACCAATTTCAGGGTTATAGGCATTAAGCGACGAATACCCTTCAACTGTGGGCATCACATTAGCCATGTAAGTGGCTTGAGGAATACCCACAATCTTAGTTTGACCATCAGGGTCAATCCGTTTGTCGTAGTTCTGATCCGCACCCGGATCAATAACCGTGGGACCCAAGTCTGCTGCGGATGCAAAGGGGAACAATGCAGCAGAAAGATTTGCCCGATAAGGAATGATTTTGTTTACTGACATGATACACTCACTTCACTGCAATAGATGCAGACTTTGTTTGTTTCAAGAAGTTCAACTGTTCCCGGGCAACCTGAGAGAAGGCATCTGCCTTTTCCTTCTGATTAGTTGCTCGGAAGATAATTGCAGCAGCTTCTGTTGCAATCAGGTCAGGCATCTCATCACAAATGAAAGATACCCCATCAGCCAAACCTGGATCTGGATAAGTATATACGCCCACAAGAATTTGTGTGCTTGCATCAACCGAGTTGATGGATATATTGGTATTGTCCACAGTAAACGAATTAAGTTGACTTGTAGAACCAAAGAACTGTTCAGGTGGACTATAGTGATGAGGAATAGCAGGACCCGTTACTGGCAATCGTTTGATATAAGCAACTTGCCGAAACAAGGGGTAGCGAGTCTTGTATGGGATAGTTTGATAACTCCCAACAGTACCAAAAGTGATAGTCTCCACAGTTACATCCTGAGGAAAATAACCACTTGAATGAAACTTACGTGCAGTTGCTTTGACCGCACTCTCAGTGAGTGAATCCAAGTCGGGACGATTTGTATACAGAATAACCAAGTTTTTGAGGGAAGCCAAGGACATGGTATAACTCCAGAAAGTTGACGAGAAAAAACCGACCTAGGAAAAACTCCCTGGGTCGGTTTTTGTTCATTGGAAAGATCCAAGAGAAATTTGATCCGCAAGCAATTGAGCCATTGCCTCTTCAGCAAGGTTCTTGTGAGTTCCTGCAGAAGTGGGATCTTTCAACGCGCGAAACACTGCTGAGGCAGCAGCATATATCACAGCGTAAGGGTAACTATCAGCAACCCAAGAAGAATAACCAGCATCAGTGATAACTGGAAACTCATAAGCTGCAATGAGAGCATACTTAAAGGGAATATCTGACTTGATGTACAGATTATCCCCAGCAAGTACACAAACATTTGGACGAATCACCCCGTAGACATCTTTAAAGTGACTCACAGGAATCATTTCTAGGGGTCCAGCCAAGGGAACTTGATTTGCGTCACAGATGATCACAGAATCAAATAACCGAAACCGAGCAAAGATATCTTTGTAAGCCACCACTTGATCAGTCAAGGGGCTTGCAAACGTGACGAACTGTGAATTCACATCACGTTTAAACAAGTCCTTGCTATGAACTTGCAGGGTTGCAGCCTGAACAGCTTGTTTGATCAAGTTGCCTTGGTCAGGCCGTCCAGTTATCTCAATGACTGCTTGGACCAGTTCAGGCTTGTTCATGACTTAACCTTTTTTGAGGGCATCCAACATAGCAGCCGCATCTTCAGCTGCCAGGGTAGTTGCAATTACCGGAGCCAACGTGACTTGACCAATGTCAGTTGTGCTGGTAGGAACCAATTTTTGTTGCTCCGAATCCGGCAAAACACCTGCATTCTGGGCAAGTTCACGCAGAAGTTCTTCACGCATAGCAGCACGAATAGCCACCATCGGATCAATCTTCTCTGCGTCACGGACCAAATCTTCTTGATCCTGCCACAAGTTCGGAGTGTTGTTGGTGATTTCCTTCTTCAAATAGTTGGCGATACGTTCATCGGGCGTGACGTACTCACCACCAACAAAATTGATTGTTTGCCCATTAGGCAAAACCATGCGCATCGAAGATACGCCAGACTTGAAAACGTGGTATTGCATGTTGCTCAACCTGAAATGAGGAGAAAACGGTTGGGAATGGAAAAGAAAGCAGTAGCAATTTCTGCCTCTACTTCAATCATCCCTTCTTCATCTGGCTCACAGACAACGGTATTACCGGAAGCATCTTTGAAAGCGATAGCTTCGATATAACCGGTATCAAATGAGCCAAGACCTGAGGGATTAACCTTGATCTTGGCCATTTTGATTTCCTTAGCCAGCTGCGCCGGCAGTCAAGTTCCAGATCACAGCATTTGCAGGAGGGTTCTTCACAACTGCGGTCAATTCCGTAGTCAGGGTTCCACCAACAGCATCAATGCCATCATCACCAAGGATGTCTTGATACATCGTCTTACGCTTGCCCAGATAGGCAACACGGAAACTCGACATATCAACTGCAACAGCCAACTTGCTCCAATCAGCATTGGAGTTAAACAGGCCATGTTGGACCATGTTAAACTTGCCCCGCGGAATACGGAAGGAGTTGAATTGCAGTCCATAGGAATTCTGGCCATCTACCAGTTGGTACTGACCATTCAAACGACCAATGTCATTGATCACATTGAAAGCGCCACCACCAACAAACAGGGCACGTTCGCTACCAGCCTTCGGATCAGTCATCTGATTGAAAACCGGATCAAGCATGTTCTTCAGCTGCGTATAGTTCGTGGTAGAACCGGCAGTGTAAACATTGGTAGCGGCAGTTCCCGGCGGATAGTAGGACAGATTACCTACAATGCTCAGCAAACCATCCATGGTACGGAAAGGTTGGCCATTGCGCACACCTGAACTCTTCACACCAAAGATCAAGCCAGTTTCGATATCAACTGCGTGGAAACCAGCGCAATCTTGCTTGGACTCTGCAACAGTGGCCTCACCTGCAATCACTTGAGTTTCAGCAGCAGAACCGCTAACTGCCCAAGTGTTTCGGAAGGTTTGAGTCAGATTCGTGATTTGCACTGGGTTGATTTGCAGCGCATTCGGACGAACAGAGCTTTCTTCAAAGGCAGTACCAATCTGATACCACTTATCCGAAACGTTAACCGCAGTAGCAGTAGAGCCAATGCCTCGAATGATCTGAACCTGGGTAGGACCAGAAACACCGGCAATCATGATGACTTCGCTAGTGCGTTGATTACGCATCAACATATTCTGCAAAACGTTCGCAGAACTAGCCACATACATGGTCACATCCGTAGACAACGCAGCCAAGCTGGAAGTCAACGAAGGAAAGACCATCGTCTTGGTAAAGAAACCGTGTTCAGGCTTGACAGCGGTTTCAGTCGGCAACATGGAAGTCATGCCAAACAAGGGCACGCTACCATTGGGGGCCAGACGGGTAATAAGCTGAGCAAAACTCGGCTTAATCAGGTTAGGCGTAGAACCTACGCCGGCGGTGTTGAAAATACCGGTAGTCATGTTGACTTTTCCCTTCTTAAATTAAGAGATACGCAGCGAGTAAGCACCCGTACCAGTCTTGGTAACCACAATATGTTGCAGACTATTAAACAAGGTTGTTCCGCTAGTAGCAGTCCAGCCAGAAGGCAGACTGAAAGAACCCCCATTAGCGCCACCCTTGATAAAGAATGACCAACCCTCACCAACATTCAAGTCAGCAAAAGCAACATCCATATCAGCCACAGTGGGCAGAGTAATCACTTTAGCGGTAGAGAACAAAGTAATGTTCCACAGACCCTTAATCAGGTCAGAAGGAACAACAGTTGTTGCAGCATCGCTGAAAACCAGGCACTGAACACCAAACGTCACACCCATACCAGGGCCTTGTTTGGTTTCCATGCCATCCAAATATACACAAGGACGCGGAAACGGCATATTGCCTCCAAAGAAAATTGAAGAAAAGATTACCAAGAACCCCAATCTGGTTCACCCTTAGCCGAACTAGTAGGGTTAGCCGCAGGAACTTGTTGCTTATTGGTACTTGCCGTAAACACACCAGCAACTTCTTGCAGATATGCTCGGGCCTTTTCGTTGATTTCCTGAGCAGTTGCACCAGGAAACTTCGTTTGAAGCTGTTGTGTCACCAAGTCAATAACCGGAGCAACAGCAGCATGAGCGAAAGCAGGATTTTCTCCAACCAAATCCTGTCTAGCAACAGTATTGCGAATCTGATTTGGAAGGGTGTTTGCCAACCGTTGTTCAGCCGCAGTCAATGTATGTTGATTGATCTTTCCAGCAGACACAGTTGCCTGGATATAAGCAATCTTTGCAGCTTGATTCAACAATGACATCAAAGCTGGTCCAGCACCTTCTCCGCCAGCCAAAGCTGCTTGCAATTGAGCGGGATCAAACTGATTAGTAAAATCAGCTTTACCGGCAGCTTCTTGCAACTTGCTAATGTCTAGCAAATCTTGCGGGGCTGTTTGTTGTTCTGACTGTTTGGGAGTTTCCCAGAAGTCCTTCAGCGAATCCAGCGGGGTAGGCGCGGTGTAGTTACCTACAGGCACAGTTCCATTGGATGCAGTTCCAGGACTTTGTTGGGTCGTATTCCCAGGAACATTCTGAAAGTTATTCGTGGGATTCTGAACAGCCGGTGCCGGGGTATTAATCGGAGTTTGCACAGGTTGTTTCGGGGCAGTCAACAGATTACGGAAAATATCAAGGGCAGACATGGAGAACTCCAAAGAAAGGTTGTTGGGGATTACCCGTTGTATGCAGTGTCAGAGTTTTCCAACACTGCTCGCAAAGCCTCAATCCGTCCCTGAAGTTTTGCTCTTCGCACGAAGAATTCAGTTGGGTTAGAGACATCAGGTTCAAGCGCAATTAACTCTTCGGCATATGTTGCCATCTGAGTTTGAATACACTTAACTTGAAGAGCTGATAACAAACTTCCTGTAACCACTTCTTGAGGTGTCAAGTCATGGTGGAAGAAAGTGTTATAAATATCTGGATTCATGATGAAGACTCACAAGATTAGACAACGCTACGATCTACGTTAGGGCTGCGCCCGCCGGGAAGCTTAGTTTATGTCCATCCTGCGTATCAAGGCACGCTCCGCTCTTTGGCCTTGACACTTGAGGTACATAAACCGCTTCGCGTCGTCACTACGTTCCTGCGGGCAAGCCTACACTGCGATCTTCGCTCGGGCCAAGACAAACAAGGTTAGCGATTCTTGTTAGTCATAGCAGAGACAACTTCAGGCAGAATCTTTTCAGCCGAGCGGCCAATAGTATAACCGCCTACGGAAACTTCAATGATGCCCCAAAGCTTAAGAATCTCTGCTTCGCTAAGGTTCGGCGCCGCAAAACCAAGCCAGCGGGCAACAATCAAACCGGCAAAAGTCAGCATCAGGAGCGGACGCCAATTCTTGGCAAGCCAACTATCTGAGTTGATTTCTGCCAAGACAAGAGAAGATCGAGCCTGAAGTTCCGCTAATACTAGCGTAACCTTTTGCTTTTCTTCTTCTCCGGCGTCAGGCCAAATCTTGTTAAGGGCAGTTTTGCCCAAATCAAGCAGGCCATCTACTGGGTTAAGGCTAGACATGACTATTTACCCCTTATTCAGGTAGCAGACTCAAAAAGTTTTTGCTTCAACAAATAACCCTCCAGCTCCCAGATCTTCCCCCTTGCTTGGGCTTTTGCTAAGTCCCTCCCAATCTGGGCGTCAAAGTTTGCCAGACTAGCAGCAGCGCTCTGCCCCAAAGTATTGAATCCGTTTGTTAGTGTAAGGCAACAAACAGTTAAAGTAGTTCCTGGGAAGACATAATAGGCTTCCTTAGCAATACATGAATCAATTTGGCTAGGAGTTAGTCGGGGAGCAGTTTTACCCGCGTCCTTGATGCGTTGCTCAATTTGAGCTTCAGAAGTAGTGTTCATGATGAGTTTTCTCCAAAGGCCCGAAGGCCTTATTGTTGTGCGGATTGGTTAGGTCCGCCTGCCTTGTTAGGGTTCTGGTTTGCCGGAACATACCCGAACTGTTCAGGAGTAGGCTGAGGTACATTGAACGCAGCCTGTTTCTGAATTGCCAATTGTGCCAACTGAGACCACTGAGCAACTGCTTGTTCGTAAGCCAATTGTTCAGGGGATTTCTCAAAGGGGGACAAATCAACATTTTCTTCCTTCATAATAAAGGAGAATAGCTGACCGATGTTATAAGCCCCTGCAAGACTAGGACTGGTGCCAATCACTTGCATTGCAGTCTGCCGAGCCTGGGTGCTCATAACCTTATCCTTCGGCAACATGCCATCTGTAACTTTGAAAGTCAGGTTAGCTTTCCGAAGTTCTAGAGGATCAATTTGAACCTCTTCTTTTGCCGAAGGGGAATAAACTGTTCCAGCCCCTTGGAATTGAAGAATGTTCAACTTGATAATTTCCTTCATCGGAGAAAACACCGTTGCCTCATAGACAAGGGCCATTCTCAAATCCTTTGAAGTGGCATTGCTCATGACACTAGACCACTGTTCGTTAGTCTTATTGCCTTGAACAAACTGACCTTGACGGGCAGGATTGTTGCCATTCAACTTGTCTGCCAATCCAATAAACAACTGGATTGTCTGCATGTTGTCTGAGGCTTGGTCATCCCGAAAAGGAATCTGGTGAACAGCTTCACTAATCGGTTTACCGAAAGCATTCGGGCGCACACGAATTCGGGCCGCCGGGTTCGGATTATTGATGTCACCTTCATTAACTCGAGACGGATCATAAATGAACCTATCAAACACAGCCCGGCGCCGTGCATGAATAATCGAGTTTGCCAATGCACTTGCAATAGATTGGAAGGGCAAGGCATCTTCTGTCAGTGACTTTGAGTTATCCCCCAAACCATCTTCTGCTGGCCGCCCACGAAGAACTGGGATCTTGTTGTGAGCATTTGTCATTCGCTCAGCTGAGATGATCACACTGTGGTTAACAATGTAGAACAACCAGACTTGAGGGGTGTTCTTGGCCGGAACATTGATTTTGTGCTCAGCCGGAAGAATACGCAGGTAGAGTTTGGTCAACTCATAAACACCTTTGTATGAGATCTTTCCATCATTACTCTGAGCTAGACCTGCCCAAGCATTCCAGTCTTCTTCATCTTTCCGCTCAACTGTAGATTCGGTTACACGCAGGGAAGGTGTGTAATAGCCAATCCCGTTTGCGCCAACCCCGTTTCCAGTTACCGTGGTTGCCGATTCATAGGCTTCCTTGGCATTCTTGATGATCTTGTTCGGCAGGGAATGGAACAGAGTTTTCAGGGCTGTTTTGGAAATAATCCGGACAGTTCCTGCAAACTCACCTTCCTCTGGCAAGTCTTCAGCAAGGCAACGTGTATCAACAAAACTGTTGTACATATCCCAGCGATTCAGGACATTACCTTGCCAAATTGTGTCAGTAGTAGGCTTACCTTCTGAGACTGAATAAGACAAGTCCGTAACCAGGGAAGGGACTGTTCGCTTTTCCCAGGAAACTTCAACCAGGGAATCATTGTAGCGAGCCCCATCATGAAAAAATAGCATCAGCTCCTTAACCCAACCGGCTGAGATGCTATTTTCTTCAATAACAGCCTGAAGCTGCTTAGCCTTATCCTGGTTATAGGGATCAGCAGATACCCCAAAGATGGGATAGTCAGTTAGAAACACACTGGTTTGATAACCAACCTGCGCTTCAATCTGAGGCTTGATGATTGGGATCGTGACATTCTGGAACTTAGACTGATCCCCGGCACGATTAGCCCGAACAGCCTTGTTATGCTCCTTGCTAGCTTCCACTTCCCGCAAATAATTACGGTCCAAGGATTCTAGCCGATTCCGGTAGGAACTCTGTGTGCGGCCCAGCAATGTGGCAAGTTTCTTGTAATAGTCAAGAATGCTTTGCTCACTCTCAGTTGAAAGTGTGTAGGCAGGAATTGCCATGATTTGATTCCTTAAAAAAGACAGACCGAACTGTCTGAAACTGGCGGAGCTTCTGCAATTTCTTGCATTTCATACACTTGTGAGTTAGCTAGGGCTTCCTCAAACTCAAGTGGGATTCTTTGGGCATAAGTCAGCAAGTCCAAGATACCATCCGTATTATTTGATTTCAACGGATTGAAGGAAGTAATCTGTGAAATTACTTGACTCCAGGTGTCTCCGCCAATTAACAGTTCACCTTCTAGAAGTGCCGGGAACATTTTCATGATCCGGGTATTCTTAGATCCGCCCTTAGGCAGAATAGGTACAACCATAATACCGGAGATGCCTGCTAACTCTAGCTCTCGGTTAAAGATCCAGCAGAGCGTATGTTGATAGGCTACGGACTCAACAAAGATCAGCCTACAGCCTGACTCAAAACACAACCTGATGGAGTTCTCAACTACCTTACCAGGGGAAAAACTTCCTTCCAGAATCTTTTTAGACACCGGCTTACCGTCAAACAGATGAAATAACCCAATACTATTTGCGTCAGCATTAGGTTTATCTGTTGCCGGATCAATGATGATGAATTGTGCCTGGGGCAGTTCATCTGAGCCATAGGGGTTTTGAGGTATCCTGGAAATGTCAATTGACTTGTTTACGCTAGCATTTTCATCATTTAACACCTCAGCATAAAATACTTCAGGCCGACCACTACTTTGGTCATTCCGGAATTCCGCAAGCAATTGCTTAATTGGCTGAAGCTCTTCCCACAAAGAAGTTCCATCAGCTAGAATCCCGCCAGCAATTACTTTAGACCAGTTAGGGTTATGCTTGATCCGACGCAACAAACTCCACTTGGTTGGATACATGTTTGCAATGAAAATAAACAGGCAGCCTTCTGGGCTCTTGCTTTTCATCGCAGTACCATACATCCACTGCTCTAGCTTATCTGAGACTTCCTCAGAATTAGCTTCTTCCCGAGTTTGGATATCATCAAAGATAATTACGTCCGGCCGAGTATTCTCAATTGTGATACCACGAATATCTGATTGACTACCCGCAGCAACAATAATTATCTTTCTCCCCCGAAAGGAGAATAACTTCATGTCCTGCCTGTCAATGTCTACGGCAATCTTCCAGTCCCCAAAGACGGTTTTAATATTCTTTTCACTTAGGGAACTACATATATCTAGCAGGATGTTATTTGCTTTTGTCTGCGTACCCGCTATAAGCAGTATGAACTTTTTCTTTGTGAAAAGTATGCAGTACAGGACAAACAGTTTAACTACCATCGTCTTACCAAAACCCCGTGGCAGACCAATAGCTAGTTGACTGAAGTCCCGAACTTTATGGGCATGAAGGATTAACCAATCCCAGATTGCCTTGAAAACCTTTGGGAAGAGGTACTTGAAAACCAATGGCATTGCCAGACCGGCAAAGAAATCCATGCTTTCTTTAGCAGCTTTCTCGATCTCTATTGATTTCAACAAAGCCTGCTGGACTTCATCCACAGGTTCCGGAGCCTTACCAATACCTTCAAATACTGAGGAGGCTAACTCTTTTTGATTAGCCTCTACCTTAGAAGTACTTGGCTGTCCTACATCCAGGTCAGCTAGATTCGGCTTTCTTGCCATGATCAGTTTCTTTCTTCAGCGAAGACTTCATTTTCTGCCGAAGCTCCTCAAGGGAACTCTCTGACTTAATAGGTGAAATTCCTGCTAAAGAATTCCGTATGTTAAAAAGGTGTTTCTTTGCAGAACTTTTATCCTTTTCCACTAGGCTTGTTTTCCAACACATTTATGTTCTCCAGGGCTTTTGTAGCCATGCCAGCTATACCGTTTGAAGGCATTGTTACCAGGGTTTGATCACCTGCCTGCACAACTTGGTTGTTACCATTAACAATGAACTGATTAATGATAACAGAGGGCAGAGAAATCTTTGACACATCTGAGGAATCCAAGCCAAGGTTATCCTGACTTAGTTGTCCGCGCCGCTTAGCAGCATTAACCCGTGCCAGAGTATTAGCAATATCCCTTGGATTTGTCATGAAGACAACTGAATCATTCAGTTTCTTAAGAAGCTTTTCTTCCAATACATCGTAGGCATCATCCAAAGTCTGCGCCCTGGATAATCTTTGGATGCCAAGCCTAGTTACTTCATCCTTAAGATGTGGTTTAAGTTCTAGCAACTGCGTAATATAACTCGGCGTGCACCCTACTGCTTGCGCCACAATTGTTGCCGGATAGCCTTGACCCAACAGGGCCACTACTTTATCTTCCGGGACCATGTTTGCTTCTCCTAAATTCTTGATTGTTTCTATGATAGCCAGGACTTGCTAGGGTAGCTAGTGGGGGTAAGAGGAAAGGGGTTAAGATAAGGTAGGTTAGTTAACTTAAGGGGAAGGTAAGAGGGAAATTTTTTAGAAATTTTGGGGGAGTTTCATAGATAGGCAGCCCAGGCCCCACCCCCTAAAAAGTCCTACCCCCCGGGGTCTAAATGCGAATCATTCTCATTCTCAGTCCGGCTTTGCCTTAGTTAGTTAGCACTAACTGACTTTTGCCCTGCTTTTGCCCAGGTCAGGTTAGGATTAGGTTAGGGTTTTTCCTTACCTGACATGAACTTTTCTTTGCCTGACATGGTTGCATTTTGGTTTTCTGTGTTAGACTAGCGTCATCGGTTAGTTAGATGTTCTGTCCTACGGGACAGCAAGAAAGGAACAGGAAAGCAGATATGTATCAGGTAACTTACATTCTTGCAGGCAGTCTCCATACTGTTACCACACCTAGCACAGTCGTGGCTTACAAAACCTTTTGGGCTATTCGGTGCAAAGCCGGTATGAATGCCAGACTTTGGGGGAAAGACAAGAAGCTTATCTTCTGAACCTAAACCCTAAACCCCTAGGGGTTTATTCTAAATGTGCTGAGTGGTTTGTAAGGTTCACGTAAGATAGCATATTTAGAATAAAGTTCTCGGTTAGATAAACAATTGGCCTAGGCCAGAAAGTAGGATGATATGCTGGACCCTAACCATTACTTCTTTACTCAGACGATCAAGTGCCCCTGGGACAAGTCCCGTACCATGACTCGAATTGTCGTAGGGGAAGCCCCTAATAGGCAGGAGTTCATTAAGATAGCAGGGTCCATGGGCTTTGCAAAAGTTTATTATTCACGGAAAATAGTTTTTGGTTCTCCGCAGTGGGAAAGGCTGGACAAGGCATACCCACAAATCCCTGTGGTTTACTCTCCTATGGGTTATATGTTTTGGGTCAGCCATTACAGGCTTGATCCTACCTTATATAATCTGCTGGAGTGCTAACCCAGTAACCCTAACCCTAACCCAAACCCTCACGGGTTTAGGTTTCTATCTTCAGTGTCTCAATTCCGGGACATTGAAACCTAGAAACCGGGCTATTCTGCCCATTGTGTATTGGAGCCATCATGTCGGTTATTTCTTCGCGTCATCAAGTTCTGCCCTTTGTTTCTGGCAAGTCTTCTGCCTTGACCGGTCAGCGTATGTTGAAAATCGGTTATAAGGAAAGCAAGGGTAAGAAAGCCAAGTTCCCTCCGCACTTTGCTAGCGTACCTAAACTGGCATCCTTTGCTGAACTGGCTGAAACTATCACCGGCAAGAATTTGCTTGCCATTGAGGAGTATTTGATTGAAACCTTGGAAAAAGCCCAGAACGAAACCGGAAAAGCCTTGTTTGAGAAAGCCAATGGCAAACTGGCCGGACTGGACGATTCAGATATTGATCTGGCCGCAATCAATGCTTTTCTGTCTGAAACTTCAAGTTCTTCAGGGCGCCTGACGAAGGAATTGATTACCCAGTGGTTCGATTCCTGTCTGGCTGAGAATCTTGCAGTCTTGATTGCGGGTAAGTTCAAACTGCCCGATTCCCCGGAAAGCTTGAAGAATCCCTCAGTGGTCCAGCAGATCAACATTCTCCGGGCGAACTTTGAAGCTTTCAGCAACCCTAATGCTGTCTTCTCTGAACTTCAGATGAAGAATGTGAAGAGTGGTTTGCAATTGTCCGATGACGAAGAGCACTTTGTGCAGCGCAAGATTATTGCCCGCATCACAGAAATGGAAAAGCCGATTGTGGTTGAGGAAGCTATTGATTTGTCCAGCCTCATGGATTAAACCTATGGCAATGGTTTAGGGTTAGGTTCCCTTGGTTAGGTTAGCTAGAATAGTTAACTTATCCCGGGGGAGTCACCACGGTCACGAATTCCCGCCGCGTCTGTGCTGACTGTACAGACTGCCCTGACCGCCCTGACTGTTGTGACCGTGACCCGTAGCCCCCTGCCTACCCGCCCCCTGCCTGCTGACCTTTAACTTAACTGACCATATCTAACCTTATCTACACATCTTTGGATTTGCCTAGCACTACCTAGCGTAGTCTAGGTAAGTATAGATACGTGTATATAAGCTTATGTATATCAGTGTATATTAGGGTATTATTTCAATTTTTATTTTAAAAGTACCCTTAAAAAACAGCGTGGAAAGAAAAACACATGAAAATAACCTAACTACCTTCTGGAAGCATTAAGTATGTCTAAGGGAGTATTAAGTAGGGTACTTAAGCCTGTTTCGGGGTACTTAACAGCCCTTCAATGTACTTAACATTCACGGAACTAGCTAATATAAGCCCATGCACCCCGGGCCTTGCCCCGGACCCCCCTATGTGCTACAGTCACAGCAGTCACCGGAGTCACAGCAGTCACCCGTGACCGCCCTGACTGTAGCCCAACGCCCCGTCAACCTAACCTAACCCCTACAGGAGAACTTAAAATGGCATATATTCTAGAGGCTTGGCACCTTACACCTAGCGGTGAGGGAGAAGAAATGCACGAAAAACTTCGTGTTAATTCCACCTTTAAAGTTCAGGGAAGCATAAAAGCTTTAAAAACTGTCGGGGTTGTGCGCATTACCCTTGCACGCTCAGAAAAACCCGATGATCTGAAAGACTTGTTTAGGGGAACTAACCGTCGCTTAGAATTAGATGGTCCTATGTATGTTTTCAGGGACAGGGAGTTTACCCCGAAAGCTTAAAAACAAACTGAATTACTAAGGGACTAGGAGGCTAACCACTCCCCTAGTCCCTAGGCTGTTTTTATCTTCAGCCCATCTAATTCTGGGTGGGCTGAAACCTAGAAACACTGGCCTAATAAGGTCAAAAGGGAATACCATGTACTATCGTGACATTGAAACCGGCGCGCAAATTCGCACCTTTGATGAGCATGGCAAGCGGATTATTGTTTCTGCGGGCACTCTCCACGACCAGGAACAGGCGGATAAGGCAATCCGTCGCCGTCGGTCAGGGCTGGAAAAATTTCACCGAGTCAATGGTATGACCAAAACCTTGCAGCGTAAACTGCGTAAGGGATTCCAAAGTTAGGTTTGGAATCAGTTAGAGCAAAACAGGCTACTTAGGTGGCCTTTTTGCTTTTCCACTTATTCCCTAAAGTAAACTGAAAGAAAAATCATGTCACCTTTTCTTGGCGCCGATATTACTAAGCCCTTATACCCAGAATGGGAATATTTCCAAATATCAGACAAAATGTACTTTCAAGATTTTAAAAAGGGATTCTTGCGTAATAGCTTTTCCCGTAACAGGCCCCATGAGGCTGAAAAAGTTTGGTTTGAAGAAGATTGTAAACTATCTCTCGGTGAACCTTACCCAATTTTTCGCCTGTAAAAACCTTTCAGTTTTGACCCTTAACCCTTAACCCTAACTTAACAGAATTGGAATTAAAGTGAAAACCGCAACGCCTAATCCAGTTATTTTTCCCGTGTCTTTCAGAACCCTGTGTGATCAATTAGGGGGTTATACCAGAAAACACCCGGATTACAATAAGCCAATCTGTAGTTATTTAAGAGATACTTACGGTAATAGATATGAAAAAGCATTTCAAGTTCTTCTTCTGGAAGAGTTTCCTAACCTGTACGGATGCTTTCATGCAGTAATTTACGCCCCCATTAACTTTTACTACCAATGTGACAAAAACTGCGGTTATACAGACGGTGCTGATAGTAAGTTACGAAAAAGATTCATCAAAAAACTTATCCGTCGTCTTGAAAGTATGAAAGGTGAAGACAGAATTATCTTTATCCAAGCTCCTAGTCACAAAGCTTATCTCTACTGAAAACCTAAAAGGAAAACCAAATGTATCAACCAAACCCTGCTGACAGGCAAATTCATCAAGTATCTTTCAGAGAAATCTGTGCATTTCTTAAAGAATATCAGTGTTATTACCCTTTGGCGGATATGCCTTTGTGTACTTATCTTTCAGTGCGTGGAACCACTTCTCATAAAGTAGCTTTTCAAATTATCTTACGGGAAGAGTTCCCTAATGAGAGTGGGTGGAAAATTAACTTCCCTCAAAACGCGTTAATTTCTGAACTATATATGCGGGACAGGTCCATAACTACCAGTCAAACCGCATTACCCAGAGAAAATTCTTATCTTCGCAAAGAGCTTATCAAAAAGCTTTTTGCTAGGTTAGAGACTATGGGTGAGGGGGATCGAATTATCTGTGTGCAACTCCCTGACTATTACTCCTATTAACCAGAAAGGGAGATACCAAATGAACTATATTGAAATAAAGTTTAGCGAAGTAGTTGCTGCCCTAGAAAGCTACCGGAAGGACTGCCCTAAATGTAACGCATTTATGTGTAATTATGTGGGACTACACTATTCCTGGGCCACCAAAAAAGCTCTGCAAATTCTCCTTAAGGAAGATTACCCTAACAGCAAGGTTCCCGGGAGTTCTTCTATTTATAACCAAGCAACGGATGACTTAACTTTGGATGGTATGCATACCATCGTTAAGTCAAATCTGGAAAGGGAGAAATTTATTGAAAAGATGATTCATCGTCTTGAACTCATGCCTGCCGGGGAAGACAGAATTTTCTGTATTACCTCCTTTAATGCTTACTAAACTCATTAAAAGGGAAAAACCCAAATGTCTGCCCAAGCAACCAAAAAATATCGTCCATACATGTCTCTGGCTGAAATGCAAACCTTGCAAGTCTTGCTGGGTAATCATCTTCAGGCGGCTGACGGAGTTAACCGGACAAAAGAGAATCTTTCCCTGTTTCGTTATCTGGAACGCTACATTGAAGACATTGAAGGTGAAATTAAAACACCTTCTGTTATTGTGGCGGCACCGATTCAGAAACCTGTGACTAAGGCAAAGATTGACCCTGTCAGTCTTTATGATTCTTACCAAGAATCAGGTATGGGTGTATTCTCCCCTGAAGAAAAGGCAACTCTTGAAGAGTATATGTACGTCAATAAACTTTTCACCCCTGAACAGGCAAAGCACTATGAGCAAAAACTCTTTCAAATCTAACCCTTTCCTCACGGCAGTTAAGGCTGGCCTAGTTATTTGGGTTGTCTTTCTCTGCTATTATCTGGCAACAAACTAAGGAGAACTGAAAATGCCTAAAGTTAAATTTGTCCCCATGTCTGAGCTGATTGAGGCTTTACATGCATACAGGGTATTCCATCCAGATTATTCAGAATATGTGTGTGTTTTCTTAGAGGATTCCTTAATGCGTCGGGACCTTAAGAAAGTCCTTCACATCTTGCTTGCCGAGGAATTTATCTATAACGTAGGCTTTATCAGTTTTGGTGAAGCTGCTAGAACTAACTTATCCATAGCATTGTGGGCGGAAACGGACAGCTACCCAAATTTAAGATATCCCCCTTCCAGTATTTTGCGCAAAAAGTTTATTGAAAAAATCCTACGTCAGCATGAACTTAACAAAAAGGAAAGGATCTTCTGCATTATGGACTAAATAAACCAACGTCTTTCTGAGCTTTCTTAATTAAATAGGTGCCTAAAATGAAATTAATCTGCAAAATCTCTGGAATCATCTTCTCTGTCCCAGAATTCCATAACTTGATTCTGGGTGAAAGGGGCGAGCAAATCTTTCATCCTGTCTTTTCTGTTCCCCAGAAAACCTTGCTTGCCCAGACTGCTCAGTGGGCAAAAGGAAATTTTGCCGGGGAAGAGAATTTCCTGCTTTTCTTGGCTCTGCTGAATTCCAGCAACCTAGTTAAGTTTCGTTCAACAGTTCGATTCACTGAAAACAGTGAGCAGATTGTTGCCCAGAATTATGAAATACTTCTTAAGGCGCTGGTCAGATTAAATTCAATCTCAGCCTATGAAGAGAAGTTTCCTCATGTGGTGATATCTAAGGATAACCAAGGACTGGAAAATATCCGGGGGATCATTACTAATTGGCTTGATTGCCATAAGGCTATTCGGGAAGGTTATACTTCTGCCGCAGATTTCCGGGCACTTAACATTCGTGAGACTGCCCTGGAAAGAATGATTAAAAATCCCCATAAGGATATTAAGCATTATGGTGGCCAGTTAGCTGAATGGGCCGCAATGGCCGGAAATTTCCCTGATTTTTCAGTTACCATTCATGGCAAGACTCGCATCTTGTCTGAATATTGGAAGGAACTGATTAAGAAATGCTGCACTTCTAAGAATGTTTTTGACTTGGAAGTCAGAGATTTGAAGGAATTGCAAGAGCATTGCCTTGATAACATTGAAATGGGAAGTCTGTATTCCCAGCAACTGTTCAAGGTTTTGGATTCTGCCCTTGAGCGGAAACAGAATTATCTGGGAAGTGGTGAGATTGATATTTCTACCGCTTACCAAATCTTGGATAATCCTATGACGGCTGAGCAAATTAGCTTGCAGGTTTCTGTTATGTCAGCACCTGAAGTTGAGCCTAAGCTGGAAGATTACCCTTCTCGCTTTGAATATGTCCGGGCAAAAATGCGCTGGCAGATGAAAAGTACAATTGAGGCGAAAGCTAAGATTGAAAAGAAAGATTCTGGTACACCCTGGAGCAATGTATGAACTTCCAACAACAAGAACAATTGCAGTTGAAACTTGGCCTGCAAGACTTGGAACGACAGGAAGTTAATCAAAACTCCCCGGTTATTAACGTACTAACTTCAGCTTGGAATGTGCCGGAGTTTGTCAAAAAGCGGGGATGTACTAACTTCTTTCGGCGCTGGAAAGGAAAATTCTTTTTCAGCAAGATCGAGAAAGAATTATTCTACCCTGGCCAGAAGTCTCGGTATATCCGATGGGAAAATAACTTCTTCAAGATCAAACCTCACAAGACAACCTGGGAAGAACTTCAGGCGGCTGAAGAAGTTTTCCTGTCTTTCCGAAAAACTAAGGACATGCCGATTGGTTACTGTCTTGCTAAAGTCTTCTACCCAAACGAAAACTGCCCACCCCTTGACACGCCCTGAAATGTGTGTTAACCTGTCATTCCTTTCACGTAATTGGATTCTGTATGTTTGACAACAACCCAGCAAAAACTCTGTCTCTCTTGGAAAAGCTCCGGGCTAAACGCTTGGCAATGGCTCAAGAAATTGAGCGAAACACCTTACCTGAGAGGACTGAAGTAGCAAAGGTTATCCCTTCGGTTATTTTGCCTGAAGAAAATCTGACAACAACTGATCGGTATGGGAAAGTCATTTCCCTAAACAAGAAACAATCTGAGTTTGTCCGGCTTATTTCTGAAGGTAAGTCTGCTGTTCTTATCGGTGCAGCAGGTACAGGTAAAACAACTTGCCAAGGTGCAGGTATTCATGCACTTATTCAGGTTGGAATTGCTGGCACTTTGGTTGCTGGCGCACATAAAAATCTTATTTCCGGGACTCCCGGAATTGTGGTTTGTGCTTACACCCGGCGAGCTGTCACAAACATTAAGCGGGGTCTGTCAAAAGATCTTCAGAATAATTGTCTGACCATTCATAAGTTGCTGGGCTTTCGTCCGAACTTTGAAGAAGTCTATGATGAAAAGACTGGAGACTATCGCACATCTATGCGATTTGAGCCTGCTTATAATGCGGCCAATCCTTTGCCTTCTTCTATTAAGGTAATTATTGTAGAAGAGTCTTCAATGCTGGGCACAGATTTGCATAACCAGCTTGAAGCAGCATGTCCCCATAAACCACAGATTATTTATCTGGGGGACATTCAGCAGCTTCCACCGACTTTTGGCAGTGCAATTCTGGGTTTCAAGTTATTGGAGCTTCCAGTTATTGAACTCACCGAAGTCTATCGGCAAGCTTTGGAAAGCCCGATTCTGTCTTTGGCTTGGAAAGTTCTGCGGGGAGAAACCTTTGACTCCGAAGAGTTTGCTAAGCTCTCGGTTGCAGGTAAACTCAAGATTCATCCCTGGAAAAAGAAGATTGCCACGGATGTGGCCACCGGTACATTGAAGCAGTTTCTTATTAAGGCTGCTGAGAATGGACAATACATTCCTGGTGAAGACATGATTCTTATGCCCTTTAACAAGGGGTGTGGAACCATTGAGATTAACTTGGCTATAGGTAATTATCTTGCCAAGAAAGCTCAGCGAACTGTGTATCATGTCCTGTCAGGATTTGATTCCCATTACCTTTCCATTGGAGAAAGTGTGATGTATGACAAGGAAGATGCAACAGTTATTGACATTTACCCTAACCCAGATTACTCCGGGCGCCAGCCACACATGGCCAGTGTGACTTTGGATTATTGGGGAAATGATTCTGTGGTTCATAATGAACTTGATTTGGAGACTACTTCAGATGCGGAAATTGAAGCAATCCTGGCTCGTGCGGCTTCTTCGGAAGATCGTGTTAAGCAAAGTAGCCATAGTGTGGTTATCAAGCTTTCGGCGTCAGATGAAACTGTGGAACTTTCCACGGCAGGGGAAGTAAATAAACTCTTGCTTGGTTATGCCTTGACAGTTCACAAAGCGCAGGGTTCTGAGTGGAGAAAGGTATTCTTTCTTACTCATCATTCTCATTCACGGATGCTGCAGCGAGAACTTATCTACACTGCAATTACCCGGGCAAGGGAAGAACTCTATATCATCTGTGAGCCTGATATGTTCCAGAAAGGGATTCTGTCTCAGCGGATCAAGGGTGATACCTTGGCTGAGAAGGCTGAGTTTTTCAAGGGTAAAGTGCGTGCAAACAATCAACTTATGGAAGAGGAAATGGCATGAAAGACTTTGTTATCCTGATGGTGTTAGCTTCAGTGATAGTATTTGTAGTCCATAAACTACAAGAACAAGACAAGGATTTCGGAGAACAAAGGCAGGCTACAATTAAAGCAGATGCTGCAAGACTTCGAGAACTTGGTTGTGTTCCTTCCCGAAAGATAGGTCACGGGGCGACAGCCCCATATACTTATTGGGTTTGGAAATGTCCTGGTGTGACGGATGAGATTCTTTTTCTCGGAGAGTAAAAATGGCAATTCATCAAGTGATCTTGGTAGCTATGCTGATTCCAGTAGCTTTTATGCAGCTGATTATCTTCTATGCTGTTGTGAAAAACAGGCTCAACGGAAAAGGCATCGACTGGCCTATGGTATTTCTCATGTCAGCTAGTTGTTGTACAGTAGCCTTTCTTTTTTGGAGTATTTACGATTACTCTAGACTTATTTAAGCTCAGGGGGGGGGGGCTT